TGTATCACTTTGGTAGTTTAGCAATAAGATAAAAAAAAAAGAAAATATATGGCAATTATTTTAAATGAATATGATGAAGAAAATAGAATTGATAGGACTTGGTTTGAAAGTTCTAACGTTTTATTTTCGATTTGCGATGACAAAGTAGATGCTCTTAAGGAGGTTACAGTTGTTTTTTCTGACGGACGAACGTACTTATACTCAGGCGTTAAGGTGACCGATTTCCTTATGTGGAGGAATTCTCTAAGCCAAGGAAAAGACCTGTTTAAATATATTGCCGTAAAAGATAATGGTGTTCCGAGATATAAAACAACCAAATTAGAAAATACAGATTTGAAAGAATTGGAGGTTCAAAAACAACTGATTTTAGAAAAACGTGATGAAAAATTAAAAGAACTTACTAAAACACTTGTTGAATCACAGGTTGATTTGGAACCAGAATTTGCTAAGCATATCAAAGATAATATTGAAAATTTATTATACTAATATGAAAAATAAAGATTTTTTTGAAACAGGTGAACTTACTTTAAGTGACCTAAAGAAATGGGTAAATATGATTCCTGAAAAATATTTTGGATATAGTGTGGTATGCTGTCAAGAAACGGATTTAATTGATGAAATTGGTATTCGAAAAGATATGCCAGTTATTGGTTTAGCACTCGATGTGGAAACAAAAGAAGTGTTAATTAAAATTGAACTAAACGAATGATAACAAATAAACAATTTGATTACTTCTCCGTATTGGTAATAGGAGAAAATCCAGAAGAACAGATTTCAAAGTTTGATGAAATGGCTGATGCTTCAGAGCCATATATATTATATTTATATAAGGATAGAAGTAAATATCGAAAATTACAAATCGAAGTTTATAAAACCTATTTAAAATCAACTAAGGATTTACAATCAAGGAATTTATTGATCGATAAAATTAATGAATTAAAGAATATTTCCGATGATTCTTATTATACACAATTAGGTGAATATCAACAATTCGATAAAGATAAAAACATCATAACAAGCGACAATCCAGATGGAAAATGGTTAACTTGTGAGATTGGTGGACGAATGTATTCCGAAAAATTAATTGGATTTGATAATAAGGGAATTACTTCAGGTAAAAAAAGCGAAATAAATTGGTTTGAAATACACTTAAAACCAGAAATAGTTGGTAAATATCAAAGAACTTGGGAATTATGTGTTGAAAAATTACCACCTAAAACAACGAATGATCATCTGATATTAAACAACATGAAAAACATCGTTGGTTATTTTGAAAATTTCTTGAATAAGGAGCGATACGTTAAATATAATTCTTCCTTTTTTACAAACGCTGTAATTATCAATGGAAAATGGCTGGATATGGAAGATGGTGATTATTCAGAATGGGTTACTAATTATTTTGAAAGGTTTATTTCAAAACTAAAAGCGGATGAATTAATAACCATTTTTGAATGTACTAAATAATTTAATTAAAAAAAATAATTTATTAAAAGGTGAATGACTTAATTGTTGTTCACCTTTTTTATTTTAAAAATTTAAACACAAAAAAAATTTTCTAAACTATTTATAGGGAAGAACCGATAAACTATGGCTTTAAATAGAAAATATCTTGGAATTAGATTTCCTTTTACGGCACAAGATCCTGAAGGATTTTTTGTTGACTTAGATTATGACCCTTATAAGGAAATTAAATCAGATTTAATGCATCTAATTTTCACCCCAAAGGGACAACGGCTCAGAATGCCAACATTTGGTACTAATTTGATTCAATACATCTTTGAGCCAAATGACGATAAGTCATATACAGATATGAAAGTTGAAGTTCAGGAATCTATTAAAAAGTTTATTCCAAATGTTACAATAACAAGTTTGTTAGTTACAGGTAGTACAACAGATGGATATACAGCAGATATACAGATAAAATACGATATAGATGAGGGTAGTTTCATAACCTCAGATTCAATAACAACATCACTTTAATAATAAAATGGCAAAATCAATTAATTATAATGCAAGAAATTTTGATGATTACAGAAATCAAATAACTGCTTTCACTCAAAAATATTATCCAAATATTATTAATGACTTTCAGGATGCATCTGTTGGTTCATTCCTTATGGATTTAAATGCGGCCATTGGTGATGATTTGGGGTTTTATATTGATAACAGATTTCAAGAAACCCAGCTTGATTATATGCAAGATAGGAAGTCATTAATATCAGCAGCAAGAACCAATGGTTTAAACGTTCCAGGAAAGCGTCCGTCGATGTTAGAGGCTGTTTGGTCTTGCTACCTACCAGTTGATTCAACTAATGCAAATAATACCCCAGATTGGAGCTATGCGCCTGTTTTAAATAAAGGGACTCAAGCTTCTGGTGGTGGTCAAAATTTTGAATTACAAGAAAATCTTAATTTTTCTCAACAATTTAATTCACTTGGAGTTTCAGATAGAACTATTATCCCATTACGTAATTCAACGAATGGTGGTTTAGTTGGTTATACAATAACGAAAACTTGTATTATGACAAGTGGGGAGAGTAAAATATATAAACAAACGGTAAGTCCATCGGATGTAACTCCTTTTATGGAAGTAATTTTACCAGATCCGAATGTTATAGATGTTCAATCAATATTAATCTTTGACGGATACAATCAAGTAACACCATCAATTTCAGATTTTGTTGCTGATTCGGCTAATAGATGGTATGAAGTTGACAATTTAACAGACGATAAAATGTTTGGAAAAGATATTCTTCAAAGCACAAGTTTTACAAATAAATTATTATTTGATTTAAATCAAAATGGAATAACTGGACTTACAAGTTATGGTAACACATATATGGGTCAAAATGTTGATGGTTCGACAGTTTATGGGTATATACCCTCGGCTGCATCATGGAGTTCTGTAACTCAAAAATTTATTACAGAGTATACAGATAATTATTTTTTAAAAGTTATATTTGGGTCTGGTTCTAATGAAGATATGAGTAGTATAAATATGGCGACTGACTATACGCAATATCAATTGAATAAAGCTATAAACAATAAATATCTTGGGATGCTTCCAACTTCTAATTCAACGATGTATATTTATTATACAGTTGGAGGTGGTAGTTCATCTAATATTGCTATTAATGTAATGAATACTGTAGGGTTTTTAGATATTACAATCGGAGGAGCCATTGATGCGACAGTAGCTCAAGTTAATAATTCTTTAACTGTAACTAATACGACACCATCCGTCTCTGGTAGAGATGAATTAAGTAATGAAGAATTAAGATATCTGATTAAATATAATAATTTAGCTCAAGATAGATGTGTTACTGTAAATGACTATAAAAATAGAATTCTTACAATGCCATCAGAATATGGCGCACCTTTAAAAGTTGGTGTTGAAGAAATAAATAATAAGATATTAATTACAATGCTTGGTCTTGATTATGATGGGACACTTTCAAGTAATTTAAGTGAAACACTTATTAATAATATAATTGAATATCTTACCGAATATAAAATGCCAAATGATTATGTTGAAATACAACCAGGATTAATCAACAATCTTCAATTTGAGGTAGATCTGACAGTTGATATTAATAAATCAGCACAAGACATAGTTAAAACGGTTATATTATATATTGGTAATAGTATGGACATTAACAATTATAAAATGGGTGATGAAATCTATTGTAGTAATATGAAATCTGATATTGGGGCTATTGATGGTGTAACGAATTTAATTGATTTCAGAGTATATAGTATTTATGCCACAGGATATTCTCCAAATCAGGTAAAACAACCCATAATAACAACTACCCAACAGAATAATAGAGTTCAAATTGATTTAGTTGCCTCTGATGGAATACTTTATTCGGATAGTGATACTATGTACGAAATTAAAAATCCTAAGGTCGATATAATTGTTAGGACTAAATCGAAATAAATGGAGAAAGAGAAAAAACCGTGTAATTGTAAAGCTAAAAACGACGTAAATAAACTCGTTAAAACAATTGATGATATAAACTTATCATCAAGTAAGGATCATTTTAAAAAACGTGGTTTTACAAATAAAATTTTATTAAAATTATTAAAATATTCAATTTATTCAATTTTAATTTTATTACTAATAGTTTTATTAGTACCAATTTTAATAGCAATATTTATTTTTGGCGCTATTTTAAAAAAACCAATAAAATTGAAAATACCATTTCAAAAATACAAGAAAAAGATTTAAGAATGTCAGATACTAATAAGTCATATAGAATTAAATACGATATAAATAACCCAGTAGATCATCTTAATATTAAGATTGATCAGGACTTTGATTTATTGGAAGTACTATCGTTATCAATAACTCAAGAAGATGTTTATAAATTATATACATCCAATTATGGCGTTGTTGTTGGTCGAGTTCTTGCTAATAATGGTTTTGGGATTCCAAATGCTAAAATTTCTATATTTTTAGCTAATAATTCAACAGACCAAACTCTTGATTCAACAATTTTATATCCATACACTTCAACATCAGACAAAGATTCAAATGGAATACGATATAATCTTTTACCATCCCAAAAAGTAAATAAATGTCACCAGAATGTTGGAACGTTACCTTCTAAAAGAGATGTATTGGATAATAATGCAAAAATAGAAGTATTTGATAATTTTTATAAGTATACGACTGTTACAAATGCATCTGGCGATTATATGTTTTTTGGAATTCCAACGGGTTCGCAACAGATACATGTTGATATAGATTTATCAGATATTGGAATACTTTCACAAGCTCCAAGGGATTTAGAATATCAAGGCTATAATATTAAACAATTTGATAGCCCAAATAAGTTTAAATCAAGCACAAATTTAGATTCATTACCTCAAATCATTAGTCAGGATACGACTATATTCGTTTATCCATTTTGGGGAGATGAATCACAGGCTGAAATAGCAATTTCCAGTAAAACAATCAATATTCAATATCAATTTGAACCTACATGTGTTTTTATGGGAAGTATTTTTACGGATTCTTTGAAAAGTTCAATAAGTAAAACTTGCAGGCCAGATACAACTTCTGGTGTTATGAGTGAATTAACGGCTTCTCAAGGTTCAATTGAAATGATTCGTCAAACTATCACTAATACAATAGAACAATTTGATATTAGCGGCACAAGATTAATTAATAACGATGGTGTTTGGTGTTATCAGATTCCTATGAATTTAGATTATGTTGTTACGGATGAATATGGAAACTTAGTTCCTACAACAGATCCCACGACAGGAATTCCAACAAGGGCAAAAGTAAGATTTCGAATAACATTAGATGATAATGGTGATAGTTTTGTTCAAAGTAAGACAGGTGTATATTTAGTACCAAACAAACCAAGTGGCCAAACAGAAGATGATTATGAATTTAGTTCTAATTGTAAAGATAGTAGTTTCGTTAATTTAATGTGGAACAAAGTTTATTCTGTCAAAAATTATATTCCAAGGATAGGTGAAAGTGCTTTCCTTACGGATATTGCGACAGATAGACATTTTAATGGTTTAAAATCTGTAAATTATCACGAAAGTAATAATCCAGCACCCTATAATAATATTTGGATAAATATTAATTTGAAGTTTATGTTAATATGCTTGTTAACTACAATTTTTATAAATGTGGTGGCATTTGTAAATCAAATAATTCATACAATAAATTTAATTCTTCAAGTAGATGTCCTGGGGGTCGGTATATTTGGACCAGTTATAAATTTACTTATATCATACCCAATTAAATTTATTATAATCGAAAGTAAAATTGCGGGCGATAACTGCGATGTTTTAGGTAGCTATCAATACTTTTCACCTGTAATTGGTTCACGATGGTACGATGAAAAAGAATATAATGACACTACGACAAAGCCAGTAGGTGGAACTCTTGATAAAGTTAAAATTACAGATGTTACTAATTGCGTTCAAATAAATTTAGCAGCTGAAAACGATGTTATTAATTTTGACTTTACAAATGATTGGTTGAACGGAAGTTTATACGCCCCCAGATTTTTAGTTAAAACAAATTTAAACAATAAAACTGGTATTCAAAACTCTGTATACTGTGGGTCATGGTATCAAGACTACGTTAATATGTATTTATTTCAGACATGTGCCCCATCCATTGATAAAAATGGGAATATAAATTCAGATTCAACTCTACCTTTAAGTCTAACCACAAATACGAAATGTAATTCAGATAAAAATTGTTATGAAAAAAATTCTCAAAAGCCTATTGGTAAAGGGACTATATCATTAGATACCGCTAATAGTATATTTTATTATAGATCAGTCGAATATCCAGGATTATCAACAGGGTTAAAATATTTATATACAACGGATATTATATTATTAGGAAGTCTAAATGATTGTGATCAGGATGGTATTCCACAACTACATCAATTATTACCAAGTACATCTTTTAAACTTCCACCAGATAGTTTTGAGGGAGATACTACAATAATAGATAGTAATGGTATTCCCAAAGTAGACGAATTTTATTCTGCAACTGGAAAAACAATGTCTGGTTTAGATTGGGGTAATAAAGATGATGATGGAAATTATCATTTAGAAAACGGATTATTTGTGGCTATTTCTTGTATGGATAGTGATACGATTATAAAAACATGCGTTAATGCAACCAGATTATGTGAAGTAGGTATTGATTTCGATGAGCGATATACTGGCTCAACGGTAGATGGTAGCGGAATTATTAAATATATTGATGGTTACATTTCTACCGATGAAATAACAAATGGAGACGTGAGGGGTATGTTTGCAACATTAAATATGAATAACTTAAAAATCAAACAAGTTAAATATAATCAAATAAAATACGATTTTACTTATAATTACCCAAATGGGTTCGATGGTAGGTTACGTAATGCTGGTATAATAGGTTCCAATCCATTATATGCTGGCTTATCAACAGATTTACCAACAGATGACTATTATAATTTTAGATTTGGTTTAAGTGACTCTTCACAAACTGGATTTGATTATATTGGAGATTATTCTTTTCCTCGTTATGAGAATTCATTTTATTTTTATTTTGGAATTAAGCCAGGATCAACAGCATTAGATTTATTTAACAACCAATATTTTGTACCATGTGTGGCAATAGAAAAGGGTAAATTCAGCTTAAGTTTATCGATTTTAAGTAATGAATCTATTTGTATTCAGGATGATGGCATAATACGCGCCACCACCTCTCAGTCATTATTTCCGCAAGATATATATCTAAATAACTCACTAATTGAATCTAATTTATATTCTGATGTATTTAACTTGACAGGATTAACATCCGCTTTTTATTCAATAAAAGTAATTGATGCTAATAATAATTCGGTTAATGCGACAATATTTTTACCTAAAAATAGTAGTTTAACATATGATTATAATTATACTAATGAAACGAATACTACAGCAAATGATGGGACTATAATTATTTCGAATATTCAAAATCCAAATAATCAAATTGCTAATTACGTTAGGGAATTATATTTTTATACTGACCCAATTACCACAGTATTACTTAGTACATCTACAATTACAGATACTGGAGAAACTATGACTAATCTTAGTGGAGGGACTTATGATGTTCTTGTTTATGAGTCTGGCTGTGTAAATAATTCAAAGCAAATAAAATTAAACATTAAAGTCAAAGTAGAACTATCAAATATTAGTATAACTCCGAATACTCTTTCACAAACAGAAATCAATTTAAATGATACAATAATAGATATTGGAAGCTCATCAATAACCGAAAATGGCTTTATTTATGGCTTAACTTCGGATATCACATTAGGGAGTAAGGCTATATCGAATACGCTAATTGGAGATGTGTTTTCAACATTTATTTTAGAGTTAACGCCAAATACTGAATATTATGTTACCGCATATGCAATTAATAATGCGGGAATATCTTATTCAAATCAAATGTCATTTACAACTTTAGAATTATCAATACCAGGGCCAATGGAGCTAACAAGCACAAATTGGTTATCTACAGATAATGGAATATCAACTGAAGGTTCAATTTATGGGGATGGTGGTCTAAACATAACAGAATATGGTATTTATTATATATCTGGTAGCACAGATCCAGGAAATATATCATATATTACAGGGGGAACAAAAGTGGTTTATGGTATTAATGAAGATAATTTAAATACAGCTTTTGATTCTGAAATAACTGGATTAACATCAGGCTCTAATTATTATTTAGCAACTTACGCAATAAATTCACTCGGAATTGGATATAGTAATGAATATTATACTGTTATTACAGAAGAGGGACCAGTTATTTCGGATATAGCTGCAGAGTCTGAATCACCAACAACAATAACAACAGTTGGAAATATAACGGATAGTGGTAGCGGAGATATTATAGAATGGGGATTTTACTATACCGACAATCCAGCTTATTGGACAACTGAAAATGGTATTATAGAAAACGGAATGAAGGTAGAATATGGCAATGTTCCTTCTGGGTATACTTTATCTGGAAATGAATTTAATGGATATCTAACTAATTTAGACACAGATTCGGAATATTTTATAGTAGCATACGCTAAAAATAGTTACGGAATAACTAAATATGCATTACCATCATATCCAAACACCCCAGTTCAGACCTTAGTTGGAAGTATAAGTGATGATATAAAAATAAATATTGGGCTTGATCAAGCATACGGGGGTGGTATACCAGTAAATGCAGAACGATTCGCTATTTCTGGAGAAACGCAAATGTTCGCAGCCTATTCTTCATTAGATTATAAAGTTGGCATATGCTATTCTGAAACAGATGTTACCCCAACAACAGGTGACACATATAATATATCATCAACAGGTCATATTGGAAGTGTTAATTTTGGTTCTTATCCAACTGGAGATGGAATAGTTATAGATATTACGCCACCAGCAGGTCCATATACTTTCAAAGTAAGAGGGGCTATATTTAATTTAAGCGGTAATTTGATAAGTTATGGGGACATAATTGAAGTAATTAATATAAGTGACTATTAAAAAATATGAACATAAATTTACCGTTAAATAGTAATACAAATAAAAAGGCTGTTAATACAGATTTTTTTCAAACCTTGGAGTTAAATCAGACTTCAAGGCAAATTCCTGTATCTGATATTGATAAAATAGTTAATACTTATCAGGTATTTGATGATGAAAGAAATGCTTGTACAAAATATAGATTAACAGCTACAATAAATACAATTGCTACAAACGTACTAATCAATCCTTTGACGCAAATTTATAATGGAAACGCAGAAATAATAGGTTCATCAAGATTAGCCGCCATACAAACGATTAATTCAGGTTATACCTACAATTGCGGATATGATATATTTGATAACAATTTTTTAAGAGTAAATACATTTAAAACTGGGACTACATTAAATGACTTTACAGGGACTACATTAAACGAAGTACTTTCAATTCAAGATGCTGTTGATAATAACTTATTTGAAGATAATGGCTGGATGTATTTCACGAATGTAGGAAAGATAAATAATGATTTAATGTTTGTTAATAATTTACCGTGTGCAAAAATTGATTTATTTCCAACAAGAGATTATTTTAGTTTTAAACCAATGGTTATTAGTGGAAAAACCGAAGATAACTGGGATTACTCATTAACTTATCCATATAGAAGTAAAACAGATCATATCTTAGTTACAGACGATAATGGTGTTAATGGGATACCTATAATAACTGGAACTACTGGATATACCAACGAAAATGGCAATTATTTACAAATAGTAACCCCATATAATAATAATCTAAGCCAAGGAGATATAATTACATTTAACTATGTAGATAGTCCAACAGGTAAAACTTACCAAGTTTATAGTATTGGTGATATAAATGGTTTAGATACAGAGCACACATTTTTATTGGATATTGATAAATATTCTGATTTAAATGATTTAGCTTTCGTAAATAATATTTCAAATACACGAATAGCCAAAGTAATTAGCGGGGTCGAGTCAAATTATTATATCAGGGAATTTCGAAAAATACCAAATTTTAAATTTGATACAGATGAAATAACAATTCAAAATATTGCGAATAAAATCACTGGAAACACAACTGAAATAGCATCTGATAGCTACCAACTCGCGTTTTCGAGAAACATTTTTGGTGATAAGCTTCAGCAAATTCAGTTTATCGATGATATTGATATAAATTTGTTATCTGATAATCTTGGGAGACCACTAAGTGAAATATTTTTAACGATAATTAAAAGAAATATTAATTCTGATCCAACTGGTCATAACAAAGTATTTGGTGAAGTTACATCTGGATTTGACGAATTACCAGGGGTTACAGGTTTTACAAATGTAAGAATAATAAATTCAAATAATATTAACGAGATACCATTAGAAAGTAATATAACAATAAGTGGTTCAACGAATGATAATATATTTTTAGGTGATATAGTTGAATATAATAAATCGTTAGTAAAAGAAACAGTATTAGAAGAAATAAATCACAGATTTAATACAACTCAAAGAGAATTAACAGGGAATACATTCACATATAGTTCCATAAAAAACGATTATAGTTCTTTTACGGGTACTACCATAAATTTAGACGCAAGAAACGAGGGTTATTATTATAAGCCGCATTATTTAATACCAATTAAAAATTATTCATCTATTATTAATCAAGGGGAATTAGATTTAATTGAAAATTGTGATAGTGAACCATTTATTTCAGGAATAACATTTGAAAACAATGTAATTAATTTAAGTACGTTCAGTGGGCCAATGTCAGATTTACAATATTTGACTTTAAGAATAGGAGATACCTCGCAATTCTTAGATTTTGATAGAGTCAGGGTAGATAAACTCGATTCAGATTCTAATATAACTGGGACAACAACTTTAAATATCCGTTTAAGAGATGACATTATCAACTCATTAATAATACCATATATTTCTGACTTTTTTGGTTTGATTAGTTCGGTCAATAGTAATATTTATCAATTTAAACAATATTATAGTGATTTAATACCCTCTTACGGTGAAGATATGAATAATGGAAGAATATTATGGAGAAACATATTACCAGAAGGAGTTTTCGATACTGAATCAGTTTTTACAACTGAGATTCAATTTACAAATGGAAGGCTATATTTAAATCAGCCAATTAATTTATATGTAAGAAGACAAGATCCGTTTGGTGATTACGGTTTAAAAGGAAGAACATTTCCATCTGATTTATATGGGGATAGTTCCACGAATGATGTGTTAATCAATAATAGATTTAGTAACCCAGATGAAATATGTTAAAATATAAAATAAATATCGATAAAGAAAATATTAATGATGGATATTTGAATATTCCAATGGATCAGTTATTCTATCCAAATGCAGAACAATATGAGGGGATTGAAGAAAGATTTGATATAAATAATCTGAATGTTATAAATCCAACGATTGATTATGAGAAGGTAAAATTACATCCCGTAGTAACTGGTAGCACATATAACGACATATCTTTATTAAATTTCAATTTACATTTCTATATAAATAATAATTGGACATTGGGAGCATCATTATTATCTGATGTTGGGTATATAAATGATGACGTTGAAAACAAAAGGAAACGACTGGATAACTCATTTTTAAGATTATCATTTTACGATTCAAGTGATTTAAATACACAAAATTTACTATATTATTCAACTATTTTTATTGACTCTGGTGATCTTTATAGTCAATTCATTATGAATAACTCATCAATCAGCGGAAGTATGATGGAATTTTCGGTTGAAAATCCAAAAATAAGTACTGAAATTAAATCATTCGAAGGCTTTTATATTTATTTATTCGGCAGTGACTTATTAAAAAACACAATTAGTACTATTTATTTGAAAGTTGAATATAATAGTGCACTGAATGGTAAAACATCTTTATTTTTACAAAATAGGTCAATAGATTCAAATGGGTTTAATTTATCAGATTTAATATCAAATATGTTTATTCCTATAAGTATCGAATATAGTACAACTTTAAATAAATATATATACTGGTTTAATGGATATAATGAACAAATCTTAACGTTAGATTTATATCAAGCAAAGGTAATTTAAATGGAATTAATAAAGAAAAAAATATCATTAAGTAATTATATTTGTAGGGTCAATCCATATTTAGTAGATGGTTTGATTCCAGACGGTATTATTTGCACTGGCTTGACATCACATTGGGGAGAGATTACAGGGCTAACAAGTGATGGTGATATAGAATACTATAATAGCGGGAATACAACTTATAATTCAAATTTATGTTATTTTAGTATATTAATTAATCAAACGATAGATGACATTGGCGTATTAGAATCTGAAATTAATGATTGGATTCCAAATAAAACTTATTATAATGGTGAATCTGTGTTGGAAAATGGTTATAGCTATAGATGTTTTATTGAACAGAGTAATTCAAATACATTTAATTTAACCGACTGGGAATTAAACACAATTGCTATATCAACAGGAAGTACAGTCAATTTTAATGGTGAAAGTAAAATAAATGAATTTAGGAGATATTCAAAAACAGACACCGATAGTGATTTATACAATTCAGTTTTTAATAGTGGGTTTACACAAGAAATTGTAAATACATATGGTAATATAAATAAAATAATTTCACAATCTATTAATTACACAGGTTCAAAACAAAATTTATATGAATATGTGCTTGGAGCGACAGAAGGTGAATTAAATACAACTGGAATACATTATCAAGATTTAAATAATGGAAGTTCCCAAATATCATACATTGCAAGTGGATTAACGTCAGATAATTCAATATCTGCACCAAATATTAAGCATGATTATTTGTTAGGTATTATTGAACCACCACAAATAAGTATTGATGTCTATATTGATAGAGGAGTTAATTCAACGTTTGATAAGAATTTAAAGCTAGGTGATATTCGTTCTATGGATGCTTTAACAAATTATGGAAATGGATTTTTTAATATAAAAACTAATTAAAATATGGCAAGTTACGGAATAAATAGAGCCGCTGATTTCAACCCAGCAACAGACGCTGAGATCTTTTGGTCTTACAGTGAAAATAGAAGCATTGTTAATAGTAATTATCAATCAGATGACATTACAAAATTTTTAACGGCTCAATTAGCTCCAGGATCAACAGTAAATCCGCTTGGGGGTATATATAATTTAAAATTGCCATTAGATACGTTTAATAAGGTTGGTATTTATAATGTTTACATAAGACCTAAACAGATTGAAGTTAATATTCAGGATGTTGGGGTTTTATCTGCATACCCAGATATTAGAGGTATCATTTTAAATTCTACAGACCTAACGGGTATAACAGCTGATAACGATGTACTTTCAGGTTATAGAATTGAATATTATGATTCAACTGGTACAAAAGTAAATAATTTATTCAGAATAATCACATCAAATAATAGATGTGAACCTGTGAATCAGAATATTATAAGTACAACTCAAAAATCTGTAAGTTATAGGTTTAATGATACTTCGACTTTATTATTTTTAACTGTAACACCATCTTCTGCAACGAATGCAAATCCCAATGCAATTCCGTATATTGGAACTACAGGGACAAGAATAATTTTATCGAATACGTTTTTTAATCCCATATCAATTGAAATTGAATTAACAAACAACGACATAGAATCTTTATATACATCATTAAATGGAAACCAAATAGTAACTTTGGATAACGGCCTTATAACCACATATGATGATAATAATAATATATTTAGTCAAGTATCGGAATACGCTATTAAAGCATCTGCTACGGGGCTACCAACTTATATGGTTAAAGAAAATCAAACAACAATTGATTTTACTCAAGACCATGATACAATAATAGCAAGCACATAAACCTATGGCTAAAACATTTTATAAATCATTTTCTAATTACATATTAAAAAGTAATCCAATTCCAACGGATAATGGGACCATTTTAGAAAATGATCTTCTTTCCTATGGCTATCCATATAGTTATGTTAATGGGAACTTAACAATAAGGACTAATGGTGGATTTACATTTATTACTAATACAACTCCTACCGATAACAAAATCTATTCAAATGGAGATTTCAATAATACTTATACTTTAAATGATTTACTGACCGCTTCCACAACTGGAAGTACCTCAATAGATGTTGCAAGTTTAAATATTCAATTAGTTCCTACACCAACATATATAACGTTTAATAAAACATATTTCGATTTAGCAAAATTTTGTTATTTTGGCTCTACAAATGCTTTTATACAGTCGTCAATTGAAGATATAATTAATCGTTTTCCAGCTGGACTATATGTGAGTAATTCATCTGTGATAACAGGAAATACAACGAATACAATAACAATTCCTATGTCTGGGATAAGTAATCCGTATAATTTAAATTTATTAGATTATATGTATGATAGGAATCTAATGAGTTATGATTTAAAAACCTTAGCCACGTCATTTTCTGACTATGTGGTTGTTACAACAGGTGATACCCAAATAGCAGCAGTTACTGGTTTCACTGGAAATCCAACTTCAATAATCATCAATTTAGATAGTTCAGTTAATATAAATACATCATTTTTCGTTAGACCCTCTTTGAAAAAGCAAAATGATTTTTTTAATAGTTTAGATGATTTTCAAAGTACATTATTAAATAGGCATTCTTCTCCAAAATATAAATCAGTGTTTAAAATTCCAGAAGAAAATGAGATTGGAATATCAAATGTTTATCGTAATTTTGTTTGGCAAACATATGATGGATATAATTTAGATATAACATCTACAGATTATACTTTATTTATCCAAGAATTGATAGATGGATCAAATTTCGTTGATGAAATGTACTCTGATAATATATATCGGATAATGACACATGATACTATTAAAAATATGGACACCACATATCAAAGAGTAGTTGATCCAGATTTATTAGATGAATATATTGCAGGGGGGACTAAAATTCAATCATTATTAAGGCTTTATGGTAGATTTTATGATGAAATTAAAAAATACGCCGATGGAATTGCTTTTACGAATAATATTTCATATGATAAAGTTGATAATTTACCCGATATTTATTTACAAGGAAAATTAAGCTCACTTGGATGGGAAACAGAAACATTATCAAATATATTTCCAGTATCTGGTATTACAAGTACAAATTTATTTCCAGGATTTACGGGTGGATTTAATAGAGATGAGGTTATTAATGAGATTAATAGGAGAATGATATTGTCTTCAAAAAGCATCACCAAATCAAAAGGAACAAAGAAATCAATAAGAAAAATATTTGGACTTCTCGGTATTGATGAAAGTATTTATGAAATTCGTGAATACGTTCAGAAAGTAGATGGTTATATAACTGGTTCTACCTTACAAAACATTATAGGATTGAACCAGGATTTAAGAGCTATTCAAATAGAGAATCTTTATGGGTCAAGCAATATATTAAGTGATGATATTTTATTAACTGGTATTAATATTGGAACATTTGTGATGTCGCCAAGTGGGTCAACAAATTATACATCTACAGGTGATACAGCAACAGATTTAGATTTTGGGGAACTATTTTCAATAAGCGGGCATACTTATGGATATCCATTACCAAGACCTAATGCAAATGATTATTATTTTCAGCAAATGGGTGGATGGTATAGAGAAACTGGCGGAGTTCACACTGATTTAACGGGTGGTACTTACGTAACAAACATAACTACAGGCAATAACCCCCATTCAGGAAATGGAAATTATGACTATGGGTTTGATTATATTGATCAATTTAAAAATCTATTTAAGACAGATATAAATTTACAAGGAAATTCACCAACAATAAATTTAACAGGATTTACGAATCAAGGATTTAGTATTTCTGATAATATCATCATTGACAATAAAAAAATTAAATGGGTAGGTAACCAAAATTATTTTTGTGGAAACAATGTATTAGTTGATGATACTGGCGTTCCTATTTTAACAGACGGGGGCGATTATATTTACATTAGCGATAACAATAAATCAGATAGTAATTTGACTATAAATTTAAAGAATTTTGTGATCGGGATAGATGGGCAACAAGCGTTAAATTTATTTTATTCTGGAAATACTATCGGAGTTACTGGCTTAACGCAAGATGATGTATTCAATTATATTAAAATTTTAGTTCTACCCTATTTAGAACAGGTTATACCATCTTCAACCATTTTCGACTTTGTGTTAATTGATAAAAATACACCAAAATGGATATTAGTTGATAAGTATTG